ATACGTATGATCAATACCTGGTTAAGAATGCCCGTTTGGACCGCCAAGACAAGAACTGGTGGGAACTCATGGATGAAATTGACGAGGATTTTGAAAGAGGTGGTGGACGCATCTTGGAAGGATACGACAGATTGGTGTTTATTGACGAGAGAAGGAGCAAAGATCAACATCCGAAGAAACGGAAGGAAAGTCCTTGGACTTGTTCTAAGTGTCTAACTTTGCATCTACGCGCTGGTTACAACTGCCAGAAGTGTGGATTTTCTCTTGTTAAAGGTGCCAAAGTCGCAATTGAAGAAAAGAAGAAAGCGATCCAAGAGAGCGTAACACCAGTGGTAGCTGATTGCATCAATAAGCATCTCGATAATATTGCTAAGAAGCAAGACTATCTAGAAGGGCTTATTAAAGATGTGTTGGAGAGGAAACCAACAGTACTCTCACACGCCTTGCAGCATGAAGTTCCTAGTGTTATGAGGAGAATGCCGGACTCAGTGTCGATGACTAAAGATCTAGCCGTCAAGCTGCAGACTGCTCCTCCTTTGTATGTGGATATGAATACTCAAGGAGTCGCTATTCGGCCGAAAGATGAAAAGATCGTGGCTGTTAATGTTGATAGTGGTATCAAAGCAACAGCCCCGCTTGCGGTTGAAGTTGTCAAGAAGCACAGACCTCGGAGACGTAGAGGCGGCAAGAAAGAAACGACCACAGTTTCGAAAGTTGTCAGCCCTGCGGTTCCTTTAAACTCGAAATCCCCATCGCGAGATGGGGAAGGTATTATCAATGGCAAGAGCCAGAGCAGTTTTCCCGACAAAGTTGTATTGTCGGGCGTAGCAGCTGTACCTTCCACTCCGCAGTCACAACCGCGGAAAGCGAATTTTGGACAGAAGCTGTCCAAATTCGACCGAGTTTAAAGAAATACACTTGGCCTCCTCGTGGAGCGGAACACGAGAAAGTCAGTTTCCGAATTCAGAGCGATAAATTCCGCCTTGGTATAGAGCCTTCCATGAGTGAAAGACAGCAGTATATTGGAATAACCAACAACGATTATATCCGATTTCAGCTGCCGCGATATCTATTACAGTACGACCGTCAATCTTGGTCTGTTGCTGTAGATGATATCAAGACGCGGTTAAAACCTGACTCTTCTCCCGGCGTTCCCCTTTCTCTGACCTATTCTACTAATCAGTTGGCCATTGAGGATATGGGACAGTCGTTGAATGATGTCGTTTTGGACCGCGTCGAGGCTCTCCTGAACATCACCTTGGAAGAATTACGATGTATGTCCGCGCAAGAGCGAGTTGATAGAAATTTGGTGGATCCCGTTCGTTGCTTCGTTAAATCGGAGCCTCATCTCATGACTAAAGTTGCGGAAGGTCGAGTAAGATTGATAGCATCTGTATCTCTAATTGATAAGATTATTGAAATGCTTTTGCATTCCATTCTTCATCAGTTGGAGATACGGAATTGGTATCGCATCCCCAGTAAACCTGGGATCGGCTTTTCCACTGAGCAAAATGAGATGACTTACGACTATGTCAGTGATTTGCATGCGAGTATTCCCATGGCATACACTGACATATCCGGATGGGATTGGTCAGTTAAGGATTGGATGATACATGATTCAGCTGAGGCTGAGATCATGTTGTGTGACAACCCCAGTCCTGTCTGG